ATGCATCTTAAAGCTGTTATATTTTCACTGGCTGACGTATTGTTACCAACAACATCAAACCCACAATCACGGGAATTAAAGTCAAAAATTGACGCGGAATTAAGAAAGTTGTTTGACTTTCTTAATTCAAAAAATATCACTGTGATTTTTTTAACTAATCAAAACTGGAATATTAGAACATCTAAAGGTATCGTTCCGTTTGACGCATACCTAAAAGCCAGCATCCCAAACTCTATTCATTTCTGTCGAGAACTGAATAATAAAATACCTGCCAAGCAAACAGGCAAAGCCATTGATTTTATAATGAATGAACTCAATCTCAAACGTAACGAAATGATATATGTCGGTCGTTCTGAGGAAGATTTACAGGCTGCGACAAATGGTCACGTTCTATTTATTAATGCAACATGGTATCAAACCGTCAATGATTATGGTTTTCAATTTTCCGAACCTAAAGAAATTGCAAGGTTTATAGATGTATTTTGCCTAAGAGAGCAACTATGGGGTTGGGAGGGCCATTTCAACAATGATATCCACTATTATGCACTCGCTCCATTCAGCACTTATAAGGCTGAGTTCACTATGTATTCAGCAAACGCGCGAGATTTAGCAAAGCTATCTATTGGCAGTCCCGACTTCTGGATAAGATATTTAGGTGCTAGCATTTATTTTTCCGGATTAAGTGAAGATGCTAGCTTCATAACAACTTACGTCGGGCATAATGCAGACTCCCCATATAAATTAGCGAATATAATGGAGCATGACTTAAAAGGCCTCGCAGTATCTTTCAAGGGGAAATATTTGAAAGATTTGTTTGTTCGGCACACTACAGCACTGAAATCACAACAAGCAAGAATTGATAATCAGCGAGTGAAAATTACATCACAAATTAATACTGTGAACCTAAACCCTTCACCAATAAAAAACCTCACCACAGGCGATAGATACACCAACAGACCAAATTTAAGAGGGAAGAAAATTCTGGTCATTGATGATTTCTGTACTGAAGGAAATGCCCATGAAACAGCCAGAATGTATCTTAAAGCAGCTGGCGCAAAAGTGATAAATATATCATGGCTGAAATTTATCAACCGAGATGTTGCGATCTGCGAACCAACATGCAGAATTAGTCCATGGGAGCCTAACAGGCTTAACTCAAATAATATAAATTACATTGGTAGTATTTCTTATGCTGATAATCTCGCTCCGGGTAGCGCCCCACAAGAATTAACACTTAATATACAAAAATACGAAAATTGGCAATGGCCTGTATAATACATTGTTTTTCGATGAATAAAGTGTATCTAAAATTGGGAGATGCACTTTATTGCATTACTTTACCCGAAGCAAATCATCATACCTAGTCGTATACCTTGGTGATAGCCTTTCCCTTTTCATCTTCCACGATGTCTGAACTCCCTGTCCTGCAAAATAAAGACTTCCTTTCCCTTCTTTTACATTAAGGTGGTCGAGCACCTCCATCAACTTTTCACTGTTCTGCCGCGGCGCGTTTTCATCGAACAGATTCAGCTGCGCGACGCCCTGACTAAAAAAGTCGCCAAGCATGACCCCAGCTTTCTGATAACGATGCCCATCTCGCCAGATTGCATCGAGGCATTTCGTCGCCGCGGTGATTATGTCCCTGGTGTCTTGCGTTGGCGTTAGCAGCTTTACCGATGCGCTGTTGCCGTAATATAGCTCATTAAGCGCAAACGGACTGGTTTTAACGAACGCTGAGATGAACCGGCAATACTGATGTTCGCCACGGAGTTTCTCCGCTGCGCGCGATGCGTATGAACATATCGCCTGGCGCATTTCATGGTATTCAGTGATGCGGCCGCCGAATGAGCGACTACACACGATCTCCTGTTTTACCGGCGCAAATTCTTCCAGCCCAAGACAAGGTTCGCCACGAAGCTCACGTACCGTTCTTTCCAATACCACATTGAAATGTTTTCGGATAAAACGAATATCTGTATCTGCCAGTTGAAGCACGGTTTTGATGCCCATCGCCTCCAGCTTTTTACTAATACGGCGTCCTACTCCCCAGACCTCGTCAACCGGAAGCAACGCCATCAATTTTCTCTGCCGTTCCAGATTCGACAAATCGACCACACCTCCAGTCTGCCTTTGCCACGTTTTCGCCGCATGATTGGCTAGCTTCGCTAGGGTTTTAGTCTGGGCTATGCCGACACCTACAGTGAGGTGCGTTCTGCGCAGTACCGTCTCTCGAATTTCCCTCCCGAAGTCGGTAAGGTCGCGACAGTTACGCACACCAGTAAGATCGCAAAATGCTTCGTCGATACTGTAAATTTCGCAGCGCGGTGACAGCTCCTCCAGTGTCGTCATTACACGGTTAGACATATCAGCATAGAGTTCATAGTTGCTACTAAACGCGACAATGCCGTGCCGACGGAACATATCCTTTTGCTTGAAATACGGCTCCCCCATTTTGACAAAGGGCTTCGCCTCGGCAGAACGGGCTATCACGCAGCCATCGTTATTTGACAGAACGACCACAGGCCGTCCTTTCAAATCTGGCCTGAATACCGTTTCACAGCTGGCATAAAACGAGTTCACATCGCAGAGCGCGAACATAGTCAGCCTGCAGATTTAACGATATATGTAACAACGCCGAACACATCCAGGGTATCTTCGCTACCGACAATAATCGGAGAATAGGCGCTGTTCATTGGGTTAAGCTGAACCCGTGGATGAAGTTGCAACTTTTTAACGGTGAACTCGCCGTCTACGGCAGCAATAATAATGTTTCCATGCTCAGGTTTGCGGGAGCTATCGACGACGAGTAAATCCCCTTCACTGATTCCCCCCTCAATCATGCTATCGCCAGCAGCTTTGACAAAATACGTCGCACTGGGGTGATTAATTAATAGTTCGTTCAGGTCAATACGTTGTTCAACGTAATCCTGCGCAGGACTTGGAAAACCGCACTGCACAGGGTCACCGAACAAAGGAATTAGAGTAATTTTTCTTAACTCAACGGGCGTGTAGAACTGCATAATAGACTCGCTCACATAAATACTGTTTATACATACAGTATATTTTATCATTGAGACAGAGCAAGAGGGTTTTTGGCTCGGTGATACAGCCCGCTGATTTATTGAAAAATTTAGCTGTCACTCCATTCACTGAATGCTAGCGGCGATCCGTACCCAAATCGGCGGTATTCTTTGCTGGAGTTGTACGGCCAGTAGAACTGACGACAAGCCCCAGCGCTGACGCCAGTAGCAACCACTTTAAGCGCTCCCGCGACAGCCTCTGGATAGTGCAGCGCCGTTGTAGCGTTGCTCGTCACGCTCTGGAAATACTCACCAGGGGTAGTTACAGAATCCAAATCAGTGCCTGCTGGCAACGTTGCGCCCGCCAGCGGTACAGCGCCAACGTCACTAGCGCCCAGGCTGTTTTTCGTCGCCAGTGAACCAAGCGCCAGATTTCCGCGCGCCTCCGCTTGCGCCGCAGTTCCCGTTTCCTTGATTTCGGAAAGGTTATTGCTGATCGTCAGATAAATTTCTGGCACCACAGCTTCCGTCGCCGTGACAGTCACAGAGCGGGTGACGCCTGAACTTGCACCCGTGAGCGTCAGCGTCGCCGTCCCCGCGTTGTATATGTCCAGCACACCCGAACTACTCAACGCCGCAACGCTACTATCCGACGATGAGGACAGAACAGTCTCTGTGTATCCGGTTGGTGAGTAGGTGATCGGAACGTTGTATGTATTGCCGGCCAGCAGCTCCGATGGAATGCTGCCGATCGTGATGCTGGTTAGCCAGACACTTTGCGTAATAACTGCCGTGGAGGTAAGGCCCGTTGAAATAGAGGCGATAATAGTCTGGGTCCCGCTCGCTCCCGGGTTTGCCGTATACAGTCCGGCACTGGATATCGACCCCAGCGACTTATCAGATACAGCCCAGGATATTGGGTAGTTACCCCCAATATTCGAGGGAACAACGATCGCGGAGAACTGACGCGCTTTTCCTGCCTCGATCGCGTCAGTTGCAGGTGTGATAATAATCCCGGACGGTCCAGCTTCACCGCCGCTCGACTCTGCCTGGTCGGTTTTGATGATATACATAACCGCGATATTCGCTGGCCGGGTCTCATCTCCGCCGACATACGACGTCCCCGCCCATGTCATGTTTTTTCGCGGACTACCGGGCCACATTAAGCCGCGGATCTCTTCCGGGCCGTCAATACCATCAGATGCGCGCTCAACCGGGCTTGTATGATTATGTCGCTGCTGTTGCATTCCCTGAAGGCTTAAAATTCCCCTGCTTGAGTCAGGATCTACAGGTGAGCCATTAGCCCAGCCCCGAACAAAGCGACCGCGTAGATCCGGTACAAAACCACTCGGGAAAACGACTGAGAGTTTGGGGTTTTTCGCTTTATCAAAACTCTGGCCGTTTGCCTCCAGCCAGCCCTCTGGCGGCGTCACAGTACCCCACAGCATTATCCCGCCGACCGGCACCGTGTACGGCTCAATAGACGTAAACAGTTTTTCATCAAGACTATCAGCAAGCGCTTTTGTTCTCCTCGGCGTCATCACCTGCGTTGAGCCGGTACCGTCGAGCGCTTCCGCCTCTGTAGCCTCACGCTGAATATAAGGTTGCCATTTAGCAGCATCAGCGCCGGGCGTTGCCGTATTGCCAGCCACTAGCGACAAATAAAGCGCGTTGTTATAACTCACGACCACTCCAGCGTCATAGCCGAACGAAACGCCGTTATTGTCAGCGCTGGTAATCCACTCCGGGTATCCGTTCGTCTGATACTGCCGGGTAGCGCCGGTGATGGCGTTCAGAACGCCGTTCATAACATCGCGCTCAACCGGCTTTGCATTGGCATCGGTCAGCATGTCCTTCTGGTAGTCCTCTCCCCATCCCTCAGGGTAACTTACTGTGCCATCAGAATTCGTACTTTCGGAAATGCTGGCGCGGTCCCCGCTGGCAGCCCAGGGGACGCGAAAAAATTTCTGTTCCATATATTACCCGTACGTTATTTGATAAAAAAATACTCTCGTACATATGACGGTTCTTTATGAGTACCGGAAGTAGTATATTCAGGTAAGCCTGAAGTAATTGCGTCTGGGCTTCTAGTTATTTGTAGGATTTCTCCTGTATTGATATTCAGCAAATGACTTGGTGCCGACTGACATATTAGCCAGATTGCAACTTTTGGTGTTGTATTTGAAGGTGCCTCTATGTAATCGGTAATGATTGAATGTGGCACGATCGCGCCATTTTCATCACATGGTAGTTCTCGTAACCAAATTCTGACGTGAACCCCCACCTCACCGACTGGCGCAGCACTAAGAGTAATTGTTGTCTTCCAGTAAACACCGCTTCCTAGATGGCCGCATGCATTTGCCGCGGATTTCACATCAGGATACCCAAACGACCAACTCCCTCCGCCCGTTCCCCTGCTGAATGCAGTCTTTTCAGCATAAAGGCCATATTCATTTTCTGCATCAGCATAACTCAACAACTTCAGATTATTATTTTCTTTATTGCTAACCCTCACGCTTATTGCCGCATTTTTAGGGTTCCCCTGATAAGAGGATGTTTTTTTGATAGAATCATCTTCAGCAAAAAGCATGGCGCTAATTGGCCGGGCATATAACCCTGGGTTAGTATCATCCTCAAGAATGAATAATTCATTTTGAATGTCTTTAGAAACAAGCACTTTCAAACCAAGCGGACCTGCTGCGCTATCAGTGTTATTAACAAGAGCATTATTTGATTCAGAACCAATGACTATATCAGCAGAGTTTCCTGTATCCCCTTTATCGCCTTTATCCCCCTTATCACCTTTCGGACCGGTAGGACCTGCTGGCCCTGTTGGTCCCTGAGCGCCAGCGGCCCCGGTATCACCTTTATCACCTTTAGCGCCTTTTTCACCAGCCGGAATTAACGTTTTAATCTGGTTTATCGTTGCCGTCATATTCCCGCCACTTTGAAGTAACGGGAATACCTCTTCTCCACTCAGCGCAGATACCCTGTTCATTTCCGAAATTTTCACCTGCATTGCTTCACTTTTAACGAGTGACGTTGCAACGGCAGCAGATATTGGTGTGACTTTACTGACTTCATCCAGTTTAGAAGGTAACTTTTTATTTGCCATACTAACTCCGTTAATCGTCTTTGCAATCACCAGCACCGGCAGGAACTCCGTCTCCGTACCAGAAAGGCGCGTTATTGAAATTTGAAAAATGAGGACCAAATCCGAAAGGTTTATATTTCACAACACGGTGTTTTTTCATTCCCACGCCCTGCGGCCTCGGTATCAGGTCGTATTTATCTACAAGCCTCTGCACTGCCACACTTACAGAATCATCCTCCCACACCAGGCGCATTGTCATGTCCTGCCCATCCAGAACGTTTATGTCAATACCCAGAAGATAATCAGCAGCCTCTTTTATATCGTCGATAGTCGCTATGCTATTATTTTTGTAAATCTTAGCTTTAATTAATATCCTGAAAATATTGTCATCAACTTCGCGCTCCACGCAGTCCGGAGGAAGTTTAATAACTGGTCTTTTCTGTAAACCAGCTATACGACCGCAGATGTTAAGTCGTTCACCTTCCGCATTATCTATATCCAGAATATTACGTATTTTTTCAAGTTGCTCAACGATATTGCTCTTTGCTATTTCCGGTAGAATGAGAAGCCATTTGATTAATTTCGGTGAATTTTTATATTGAAGATAAATCCGTGATTTTAATTTTTCGGTATAGTCATACATACTTGACCTTTACATTATCTCGACTAAAAACACCGAGCTGGTTAAACTTCAGCTGAATAACTTTTTGCGTCACGCTCCCGGAACTGGTCCCGATACGCATATCGCTGACATACTCATCCGCTGCCACGAAGTAGTTAACAGGCGTATAAAGTCGTCCTGCTGCAATAGACTCACCAATACGAAACCCTGTTTTCGCAAAGCCGGTAGTCTCATCGAACCCGACCAGGGTGTAATCCACTAGCGCATCAGCAATCTTTTCCTTGTCTTCCTCCGTCAGCGAAGATGTCTTGATATCCACCTCCACATACACCGTGACGAGCGCCGGGCGGAAATAGGTAACATTCAGCGGTTGTCCTTTGGGTGTCACTGTGTCCACGCTGATTTTGTTCGGGAAGATGTTTTTTCTGTTCAGCCCGCAGCCAGGGTTTTTATGTGTTGCTATAGCCAGAACAATATCGTCATGCTCACCACCATCGACAAAAATCGCCATCGAGTGGCCATACACTCCGTTTTCATCCGGGTCATCATCCACATTTTCATAGATTTTTACCTGTTTCACTCCTGGCAGGTTTTTCAGCGCAGCATCAATATTGTCGATCTGATTATTTCCGGGAAGTGCCACTGACTGATTGCGCCGGTAGCGAAACGCGTTGTTTGATTCCTCGGCTTTCCCCAGGCTGGCCCCAGTTGTGTTAATCACTGAATGAATACGCGCTACGGGCGTTGCGATAATCGTCAGCGTTCCTGGGTTAGCACCGTTCGCTCCTGGCATGGTGCAGGTAACACCGATACTCGCTTTGCCGCTCGTGTCCGTGATTATCGCGCTGTCTGTCTCCCAAAGCGTGCCAGTGATGCGATGTCGGATTTTTGTACCTGCCGGAACTTCAATGAGTGGCTCGCCTTCGAACTCTACCGTGTCGGTGGAATAGCTCTCGGCCTGACGGCGAATACCAGCAAATGCTGCGATGCGGTTTAGTGCCTGCCCCATTGCAGCATTCGGATCAACCGAGTGATAGGCATTCACAACCTCTTCATCAAGGCTTGCCAGCTGTTCCGACCAGGCGGCTATCTGCAACCCATCCGGTGAATCCGGGTCAATATTCCAGGCCCCGTCTATGTCGAGGTAAGCAGCCTCAATTTCGCTCTTGTATTCCTGCAGGGTTTTCCCGGTCACCCCGTGCTTAGTAATTTCGGCCATCAGGTTTCCTTCTCAAACAGAAATTCGAATTGCTCGTTGTTGATATCAGTCAGCGTGGCCACAACGGAAATTTTCCTTTGCTTGGTATCTGAGGTCATTTCAAATGAATTAATGGCAATAACCCCGCGGGTACCAAGAATGCGCTGTTTGATATTCGCTTCTGCGATATCTCTTGATGCCTTGCCGAGAATCGACTGGAACCAGGGCGTTCCGTCTGTTGCGTCCAGAAAATACTCGCCCAAAAAAAGACGAAGCCTGCTAATGCAGGCCTGTCTGGTTTCTTCCTTTCCGGTAACGAAGTGATCCCCTGAGGTGACGATATCCCCGTCTGAGAAATTTCGTATCATGGTTACTCCGGTTCGTAGGTAGAACTGCCACCACGCTCAACACCAGGGTGCGTATGCGTGCTGCCAATATTTTTACCGTTGTGTTTAAGCCCCTCAGAAGACAGTGAGAGCGTTTGCTCCCCTACCTGCAAGTCTATTCCTCCATCGGTTAAATGGAGCCTCACGGAGCCGCTGGCGCTGCTCATCCCAATGCCGCTGGTGGGTAGTCCAGTAATGCAGGTCGCACGTGAGCGGTAACCCGGGGCGAAGAACGCGTCCGAGGAATCGAACATTCGGGCATCAAGTGGACGAACCGGGCCTCCCTGGTCTATCCAGTAATCGACAGCACGGTGCGAAAAATGAATATAGCCCTCAGTACCTTCCGGCAACTCATGAAAAACTATCCACTGCGCGGTCCCGGCGAACTGTACCGGCACATGCTCAATTCCCGGAATAGTCCTGAACTCTCCGCCGCCTGTATGCTTCTGAATTCCACACTCAACCACGGCTCGCTGCGTATCAGGGTTATAGCTGAGGACTTTTCCAGGCAAACCGACCATCACATCGAGTAGCAATACTCGCTTCATGTCTTTGATGAGGGAAAGATAAGGGTTTGTGTCTTTCACTGCGTTTCCCTCCAGTGGCAAATCACCGTAGTTTTCCAGGTGTCGCCCCACAGACCGCCTTCATGCACCGTCTGAAGCACATTGAATTTTCCCGTTCTGCGTTGTGTATTCGCCAGGTCCTGCAGATCGTTAAAATACATTCCAGAAAAATTCAGCGTCCAGAAGCTGGATGTCACATTAGCGATATCTCCCGGCTGGATCTGGTGGTTCATTTTGATGTCCACTTCCAGCGCGTTCGCGTACCAGCGCGGCACCCCTTCCATTCCATTTCGATAGTTGATTTCGTGCTCTACATATTCCCGGGCGGCCCCGTCGCGTGAGATTACTGTTTTTGAAGGCGTGTGCAGCCAGTTGAAACCGAAAGTGTCTTTCAGTTCATCCAGCAAATCCCGGCAAAGTCTCCCACCACCCGACCGCCCAAACGGCAATACTGGCAGATCTGAAAAATCCCCCAGTATTTCGACGGGTGCACCGAACCCTGCAGCAATGTCCCTGATTATTTCCAGATAAGGTGTATTCTCACCCCACGATTTAAATATCGCCGCATTCCACTGTGCAGAAGCTGAATTGCAGTAGAGCGTGATAACGGTACTCACTCCATCTTTGGAAACTTGTACGCTATTAATTCTTCCAGTAAATACTACCCCGTTATTTTCCTCATAACCTGCAGATAGCTCTACTCTCCCGTAGTGATTTTCCTCATCATCACGAACCTGGATTAGCTCACGAGCACGTGATGAAAGCCCATATATTGCGATTTTCGCAGTAGCGTTCGTGTGCTGAGGAAAATTATTGACGAAAAAATTGATATGAAGCGGTGGCTCATATTCTAACACTTCACCACCAGCTGTCGTGACTTTCAGGTGATATTTCCTCCCCCAGTATTTACTCATGTGGCACCCATTCAAGCTGATTGTCGATCCCAAGATTATCCGGCGTTGGTGCATCACCTCTGAGAATAATTGTCCCTATTTCAGTATTCAGGCCATCAAGAAGGTTGATTCCAGGTAGCAGAACACGCCCCAACGTTACCGGCTCTCCTTCCTCGTAGATATCAACGCAGAAATAACGATACAGAGTCAGCCAGCGTAAGCGGAATATCAGATAATGGTTTCCTAGTTGTACGCGAAATCGCTGAAATGCATATCCGCTGGAGATCGGAATAATGTTAATTTCATCCTGTGACATAGCTGAAGACATTCTTAGCCCCCTGGACTATCACTTCGCCTAACGAACGCTCAACCTGTCCCTGAGTCGCCGCAGAGTCCTTGTACGGCAGGTTATCGTTAGTTTCCTGGGCGTCATCGTGAGTTATCGTAAGTTGCAGTAACTCAACCACTATGATAAGTCCGCCCTCAGTCGATTTATCGGTTTCAGTTCGAGTGTTGGTGATTAGACAGTTTTTGTATGATGCTCCCCTACTTGCGACCACATCGAACGGAATATGGCTGCGCTGCAGTTGTCGGAGTTGATCCAGTAGTGACTGTGACCTGGATGTCTGCGCACCGTCCCCCGATCCTCCTTCATACAGGCTTATGCCTATACTCGACGCAACACCGGCCAGCGCCGCCGTACGTCCAGATAACAATGACGCCGCGACGCCGGTAGTCAGGCTCCCCCCCAGCGATACCAGTTCTGCCGTTCCGCTTTCCTCCTGTGCAATGAGGCTGCGATACCAGTTGTCAGATACCCCCACTTCCATCGTCAGTTTTAGCGCCCGTGTGACCGCGTTATCCTGAGATGTTTCTGCTGTTTCCAGTGGATACTCGCTTACGTCCGTTCTGAGTTCGGATCCTTCCTTCAGCAATGCATCAAAATAGAGGTTCCCTATTTTTGGCCTGTTTCTTGTAAAAAGTCCGGTGATTGGCATATCAGTAATTGTCCGTGTGCGTCAGAGCCCGTGCTTCATTCAAATCCTCGGCCTGTTCTTGCTTAACCCTTCGCATTAACTCGTCAGAATTAACTCCGCGCGCGTCAATGGAATAATTGTTCGTCACTTTCACATCATTTCCTCGGCTTCCTCCTGTTTGTTCAGAAAATCTTGGAACTGTATTGGCCGTCGCATTGTAAGCATCGAGATTCACTGTAGGCGCTCCTGCAGAATTCCGACGCACTACTCCGGCAATCTGATTGCGAGAATAGTGCCCACGCCCGACCTCTTGATTTATGATTCCATTCATTAGGGAAATAATCGTTTCCGTATCCCCGAAATCCAGAGTTTCGTGAGCACCTTTGCCTGTAGCCCGCATGATTGCATTTATATACGCTGGAACATTATTATTATCTGAGGCTGGTGCATATTTATTTACTATTTTTGAAATTGTGTTAACTCCACGATTGAAATAAAGCCCCAGTTGTCGGTGCAATGCCGATATACCTGCCTCGTCGTTTCCAAATTTTGCAAAACCGCCCTCTCCTCTAATTGCACCATATTGATTGGCAAATTTTAGGTTCCCAGGGTTTCTGTTTCTTATTCCTAAAGGTTGAGCCGAACTACTTCTAGGAGAGTCATTTAATTCAGCATCACCAAAACTGGCTTCAGTATAATATGCTTTATCAAAAACACCTGGAGTAATAGATTCCCTACTTTGAATTTCTCGTGAATAAGCTGAAGGAAGTCGATTCATTGCATTATTTAAATAATTTGCAGAATAACCTCTAAAAGTCCCCTGCGTAGCGAGATTGTTTGCAAGCACCGGGTCATTTTCGCTTACAAACACTTCTTTCAACCAACCCCTAAAGGAATTACCAGCACCCTCAGAATATTTCATCAAGTCGTCATACCACTCACCAGAGACAATTGATGAGATTTCTTTATTGTTTTCCTTAATAAAATCATTAATTATTTTCAGACATGCATTTAAATCAGTAAGTAGAGGACCTCCGATTTGTTTTTGAAGGTTTTCAAAGTTAATGGTTAACTTTGCCATTTCCTTGTTAAACTCATTTGCAGAATCAATAAGTTTCTGGTCTATCGGTTGATACAGTTCCTGAAATTCCTCATAAGCCTTTTGTAAACCCTGTATTCCATTCTCGAATAGTCTTGTTGCATCTTCATTATCTCCAATTCCTAAACCCTGCCTCAGAGTACGTCTCTGTTCATTATTCATTACCCCATAACTACTAACTATATACTCTAGAACTTGCTGGTCTGATTTATTTAATAATTCTACAGGATTAAATTTACCACTCCAATATGCCCTATCTCCCAGCTCTCCCTGTTTAGCAGCCTGCCTCCATGCCGGGATTTTTTGCGCTAATTGATTCGCAGAATCAGGATTGAGTCCAGACCGTCGCATCGCATATCTTAAGCTTTCTACTTGCCTGATGGTGAACCCTGTAATCCGGCTTAACCTATCCATTTCAAGCACCGACGCCGAAAGGTCTGAAGTCAGTGCTCTAAAGCCAAACCCCACACCAGCAGTAGCCCCCAACTGAAGTATTGTTGATTTCAGCCCGTTAAATGTGTCACTTGCCGCCTTGAAACTTTTATCGTCAACGTCAACTCCTAGAGATACGAGTAAGCTATCAACAACATTATTGGGATTCATTTCTGGCATCATTCACTCCAAAAAAAACCGCCATAATAGCGGTTAATGACTACTTAGATAAATTATCTTGCTCGCAACGCGAGGTTTGCCCACCGTTTGAAATTAGTATACTGCCCCCCCATTTGCGTTCGACTAACGACTATATCATAAGGGCTTGCGAATGATTTTATGCGGGAATCTTTCGTCATACTCAAAAAATAATCAACATCAGACTCAACGTTCCTGACACATTGATTCCTTGTAGCTTTAAAGAATGAACTTCTATCAGTGTAATCCTGACATGAAAAAACAGTATTCCTAATCAATTCGACCATTTCAAAAACTGGAATATTAACGTGCTTCCCATTTATTGAAAAACCTCCATTTATTGATGATTTTCCTTTTTTATCACATGAAATGTCTTGTGCGTTAAATTTGTTTATCACTCTATTTATAACTTCATCTCCAACAGTCGGCAATTGACATACCAAAACATCCCTTTTCCCTACTTTTGGCCCTAATGGATCTACTCCGTCATACTTCCCTGAAGCAAAACCAACATATGGAATCAGTAATAACACTGACATACAAACAACCTTAAGGGTTAAATATCTCATAGCACAGTCCTCCGCCAAAATATCGCATAATAATATTATGACTGATGAGGCTTTGCTACTTCATATATCTCATCCAGCACATCATTCATTTCCTGTACATCTTCGAGGCTGTAGGTTCCGTCGCACATATCAGACCACCGGGCCAGCGGCGGACAAAGCTGGCCCAAACCGGTACACGGTCTCCATAGAAACCAGTTCAGGTCTGATTTTCGCTCGTCTTCTCTTCCTCGTTTCGCCCTCCCTTGTTGAGCTTCCAGAAAGGGCCGATGTTTTCCTCCAGCGCTCGTCCCATAAGCAGCAAAAATAAATGAACTTCATCCTGAAAAATATTTTCTGCGACCGGAACACCATCAGCCGAGCGCCTGAACTCACCTTTTTTAATCACCAGGTCTTTTAAACGTTCAATCGTTGATATATTCAGGGATGAAAATGCGGCTACGAGCGCCATATCGCTAACACCTTTCGCCAGCACAGGCAGCATCATGTTCTGACTGGCTATCGTCAGCATCTCCAGTTGGTCCCGCGCCGGGGCGGTATCGCCTATATAGAGAACATCGTTAATCTGAATCTCAATTTTTCTGGCCATTTGTTAACCTTATGTTTAGTATAATTCATTGAAGAAGTGTCGGCATTTTTAATCGCGCCAAAACAGGTGCAGGAGATTTTATGACTATTAATGTGGAATTGTGCGAAAAGATTCTTCAGCGTCTGTATGACAACTTCGGAGAGGAAAACCACACCTCAAATAAGCTCTACTTCGAAGAGATCGCTGAAAGTAAAGAGAATTATATTGACCACATCAACCACCTTAAAGGGAGAGAGCTGGTTATCGTCCTTGAAACGACAGTCTTAGGATCAGGTGAAAATAATTACCACGCGAAACTGACAGAAAAAGGCAGAGCCAAAATCAAAAAATTTGGCGTTAATGGTGCACTCAAGAACTCTCCTTCTGGTGAATAACCTTAATGCTAAACTTTTCAGCATATAAATGGCATCGGGACTTCATCACCAGAGCCTCATGAAGCTCAATAAATTTCAATACATGCTCAGGTTCATCTTTCTCGATGGACCTGATTTCTATCAGTCTGCCCCATGTCGAAGAATGTTCATTTAATCCATCAGGTTTCCTCACTGTCTGTAAATTCAAAAATAAACTGCTCATCAGTCACCGTTCTCTTGCCAGCGCGTCCCATCGGTCCACGGTTGGTTATCACGCCGTCAAACGCGGCGATGGTCTCATCTGTCCCCCGTTGCCGATAAGTACAGAAGAAATCGACGCCTGACTTTTCCAACGCCAGCAGCTGACGTACCTGGTCGCTTCCCGGCATCAGATTTACAGTAATACGCTTTGGCCTGGTTTGGCTGTCTAGGCGAACTGACGTTTTACCAACTCCTCGCTTTAGCGTTGATCGTGGGTCTATATCTTCGATGGTGAACGGAGGATCAGAATCACCGAATTCATCCATCGGCAGCCCGTTTATCGTCAAATCTGTAAAATCCGCCCCATATCGTTTCATTGCCATATTCCATTACTCCACGGTGATATTCAGTTCAGCAACATGTCCAGCCCTGGCGAGAATGACAAGAGCCTGGATGGGCGGGTATTCACGCCGCTTACGCTGTGCCGATGTCAGTTCCAGCACGTCCTCCGCTTTTGACTTGATGACAAAACCAAACTCAGCAATTTTTGTTTCTCCGGTTTCCTCATCGGTATACGATCCCTCACCGAGCACGCCATTGTCATAAAATCGCTTCAGGGTATTCGAAAGCACGTTAAGCAAACTGGCATAGCCTTTTGGTGTCAGCGACCTTTTCGTTCCCACGTTGGCAATGTGGTTGTAACCATCAACCTGCATATGGTTCTTCAGCACGTCAAGGTTCACTACATCATCAATAAACTCGCCGTAGGCCGACATAGAAACGCTGTTAATCACCCGACACGAATCCTTCTCGCCAGCCAGCTCTACGGGTGTAAAGAAAACGGCTTTCTTCGCTTTCAACGCTTTATAGTGACGGTCTTTTAACTCATCACCGTCGATTCCCGGCAGAACCTGGTATTCAGCGGTAATCGCCGTATTCAGGCCTGTAGGCCGAAATTTCGCGAACGTGGCTGCTACTTGCACCATCGAGTACACCTGCGAAGGTTCAGCGTCTACTGATTCCTGAGTGCGCCATCCAGCGAACATATGACGGTTTCCCTTCGCAGCAAGACGGGAAAGGATATCTGTGCTGTTGTTCTGGTCGATGGCTTTATCATCGGTGTCGGTATACCAGATCGGGTGGTCCGTAGTATCACTCCAGTCGCTTAACTGCAGGAGGATGCTATCGGTCAATAATGACTTCTTGAAAAAGTAGTTGTACCGCCATGCAGCCTCATTCGCTTTGTTTATCGTCTCAATAAGGTTGGCGTCGTCAGGGTTTGTCATCCAGACTGATAACGTTTTGGGGCGCGGTATCTGCGCGAAATATCGCGTCGCTATCATGTAGATGTCGCTGGTTGTCGGGAAGTCCTCGCCAACTTCAGGTGCAGACGAGTAATCACGGAAGGTATCTATCGCGAAATCATCTGCTGCGCGACTTGAGGCTCCTGCAGTTTCCACGACCAGCGTTTCTCCTGACTCTGTCGTGATCATACTGCCATCTTCCGTTAAAATGGCCCCTTCAATGCCATCCATATCAGATGCTTCAGCGAACGCAAAAGCACTGGTGAAGTCAGCATATCCCAGCCCAGAAGCGGTCAAAATAAAATTGACCGGAATAATATTGTCTACTGAGTAGCCCACAGGCGTTACTCCTCTCGTAAAAATTCAACAGAGAATCCGGCAGCGCGAAGAACATCGTCGCCCACCTCATGTTCAACGAATATGAAAATGTCAGCCTGCCAGCGTGGCTGGATGCCTGACTGATAGTGTGTGCTCAGGTTGCGTGGATTGCTGACGTACCGGAACGCCAGCTTATTCAGGAAAAGGTAATCGCTGACCGGACTTCTGAAGTTGGCGTTATGCAGTCGCATTGCTGCCTGCTGCGCTCCCTCGTTGAAGAAATTAACTGAAACCATAAACTCCATTGAGCTTGCGGTAATTTCCTCCAGATCCTGCCAGTCAGCGCCAAGAGACGGGTCGAACTCTTCCAATGGGTCCACATATTCCAGGTCCCTTCGCGGTTGCCCATATGCTCGAACGGGGATGGGGTTATACGTGGCATAAAGTGTGTTTCCTTTCGGTGGTGCCTGGCCCTGATTCGCCAGCACTATTCGCTTTTTATCTAAACCTGTGCAAATTGAAACCAACGCCTGCAGCAGTTCATAAAGCTCACTGATTTCTCTCATCCGCCAGGCTCCCTTATCACCTGCACAACAGCGCGACAAAAATTACGCCACGGGCGATTATCAGCAGTCATCACCCGCCAGCGGCGAGTTGTCACGCCATCACTGAATTCAAGCTGATCCTTAAATTCCCCGCTCTCGTCTGGCATCAGGTAGGTTTTGCCATCGTTGATATGGACCGTCCTGAAGTCACTGATGACCGCCACGCCGCCCTCGCCAACCAGCAGGTTTATTTCCCGCCATTTGCCAGGCTGGACGTTTACGCGCTTCAGTTCTTCGCGTTCGGTTTCTGTTTCCTGCCACACCCCGCCAGGGCCGCTGTAATCTCCATCCTTACGGATCAACCAGATGCCCCCCTCTATCTTGGATTTGAAGGTAGAATCGACATGGCCGCGCATGTCCAGCCCGTTCCCGTACATGATTAATCCTCCACAACGTGAGTGATGGCATTTTTCAAAATGCCTTTATCAATAAGCGGGGTGGCTGAACCTTTGCGCTTAATCGTTGATTCAGCATTAGCTGGTGCAATTCCGGTTTCAATCGCCTCCTTGCAATAACCGGCTGCACGCGCGCCCATCTGATCCAGCATCTGAAATGCGGAAATTTCCCCTCGTGTTACCTGGCGAGAAAGTGAAGCGAATCCCTTTTTAATGTTGTCCACGTTCTGGCGCAGAGGAACGCGCAGAAATGAACGTTCAGGAATACGACCATCAGCCGAACCAAATTCCTGAACAGCCCCGATTACGGCTATCGGAGCCCCGTCCTCATAAACACCACTACCTGCTGGCAGACCAACAAGTACCCGCCTCTTGCTTGTTAAGCGGTCCTGTATCTGCTTGAGTTTTTTTGCGAGCTTTTCCCCTCCACGTACTTCAGTATTAATTTTCATACAATGGCTGGCCCCGCGCTTGCACGTCTGCGAAGGCGCAGAAACTCCACTCCATATTGAGTCATCGGTAGATCACCATTCAGTACCAGATCATCAGAAGTGATTGAAGGTACTGCGAACGAAGTAGATTCATCACCTACGCTCTTGGATGACACTGCATAAAGCGCCCCTGCGTCCTCTTCCTCTTCTGCCCGTTTCCACATAAGAAGCCTATGTGCTGCATACGCATACATCCCACGTGCTTTAATGGATGCAGTTTTTGCCCTGTACTTTCCCCAGCGTGGCCCCGTCTCTGCATCCGCTTCTTCAAGTGCCCTGCTCACGATGTCATCAGGCCATAAATCAACATTTGCAAAGGCGGGGTAATATGCGCGGAAATTCGCCACGATTTGTGGCGTTATTTCTACAGAGTTTTTTCCAGAAGAAGGCATAACAGCGTTGGGAACAAAATAATTAAACATATTTATCACCCCCAATAAAAAACCCACCGTTTTGGTGGGCTTTATTCTTTACCTTCTCGCCATTCATCAATCTTCTGTCGAAGAGTGTCTGCCTTGGCGTTCTTGTGTGGTTTTTTGTTGAAAATATTCTGGTATTGCTGGCGAAGCTCCTCAAGCTCAACATCATCGCCATCGGTAAAATGATCTTTATTATCCTGAGTAACTTCAAGACGACGATTCAAAACCCAGGGATGATTACTGAAATCACCCGCAACAGGCCTTTCCTTACCAGCAGGAATAGTGATGCGGTTTCCGTTTTCATCTTCAACAACAATTGGAGATTTAGTCCAGTTGATAATGGTCTGCATAATTAAACCTTGTCGATATAGTGAACTGCACCAGGCACTCGAATTTCGGTACCACCTGAACGCATAATTGCGGGTACTTTGAAATGGACATTATCCGCTGTCGCTGGTGCCAGGAACTGGATCGGCATGGTGTCATGACCTTTAACAACTTCCATATCCTTGCAGAAGACCACCAGCCGATCTTCTTCAAGTGGCGTATCCTCCGGATGGCCTTGATCATCTTTAACATTTACCGACAGCATAATGTCATCTGTAAAAGTCATGTCCTTAAAGTTTTCCTGAAGGAACATCAGCAGCGTGTAGTTAGAGGCATTATGCGTTGAGAGCATCGTGCGCATGAGAAGCTGCATTTGCTCTGGCGGAAGAACAAAATCAGTCGGACGGAATACCGTGTTGGTATTTGTCAGATAGACCTGGTTATAGGCGTGAGCGAAAAAGTCGATGATAGGCTGTGTGCCATTGGTTGGGATCGCCAAAACTAAACTCCGAAGAGTATTCGTTGCAACCTCACGTGTAACGTTAGGGCTTGCATAAAGCCCTTCACCAACAAGCCGCCCCCACAGATAAATTTTGTTCAGACCGCGTTCAGTAACATCACGAACGGCAGTTGCTTTACGCGCATCCAGCGGCACATCGTATAGCTTGGCGCGCCCGATCTCCTCCAGTGTGTAGGTATAGCCAAGAGCCGCAGTTTTAATTTTATGGAAACCAACATCCATTGCGATATCTACAGTCGGAACATCCGTAGAATTTGGCCCTAAAAGCTGAAGATCACCGCGTGCATCTGTGGTCTGAAACGCCACAACATCGGTCCAGTCTGGAGCAGAATCATCCAGAGGCACCAGCTTGTCATATTTATATTGTGGGTATTTTTTTTCATACACCTTTTGCTCAAGGTGCGCCGCTTGCTGAATCAAAAAACCCAGCGCAGCGGTAGGAGCCATATCAAAAATATTACGTCGCATGTTTATCTTCCTTCTCAAAAATTACGCAGTGGTAAGCAGTCCATGAACACGGATTTCACCAATTTTTCCGGCATCGACATCGTCAACCCACTTAACCAAATCGAGCACCACACCATTACCACCAGCAGTAAGCCGACCTAAATTCGTAGCATCACTGACAATGACCTCTACCGGATCTCCGCCCTCAGCACCATTAACACACAAAGCAAACATTGCGCCGTCCTCAATGACTGACGCCACATCATTGACGCGGTAGCCGCTGGCATAGTTTCGTTCATCATTTGGCGGTGTCGGGCTGGCCTGAGCCATGCTTCGAACGGTAAAGCCGATAATGTCAGCCGCTACCGTTGCAGCCTCAACAGGCGCACACGAACGGCGTGCGGTCCCACGAATAACAGCGCGACCAAACGGAATAAAGTCTTCTTCCACCAGGCGTGACACAATTTTATTAACTTCAATAGTAGAAACCTGGCCTTCATAACCAAGTCCGTTAAACATCCCAAAAGAATCCTGAGCAATAGCCATGATTATTTACCCTCTGGTTGGCGACCGTAGCGCTGGTCAAGGAAGTTATTACGGGCGTTGACGCGCTGCTGGTTAGCGTCCCCCGTATTGCGTGTAATCGCGTTATTCATATCTTTCGCAAAGCGACGATGTGAATCGTTGGTGGGTTTTTCATCTGGATCGTCTTCATCCTCCAGTTCGGTCCGCTCCTCCTCTGCATCAAACCACGCGGAAATATAGGCATCCGGGGCTTTGTCCCACGTTGCATACTTTTTGCATTTAATACCGGCTGCATCGAGGGCCGCACGTTTAATAGTGAGAGGGTCCATAGAATCGCAGGTGAATTCCTTCCCTGCTATTTTTCTCGCCCCCCCAAGGGCATCGACAACCTGATCTACGCGGCGCTGAATAGCAGAGTCAGAGGTTTCAGCCTTCACTACTTCCAGTTCCTCTTCTTTTTTCTCCAGCGCGACTTCAAGCCTGGCAATTTCTCCTTCCAGTTTTTCCTGGCTTTCATCTCCGGTACGAATGCGCTTCATCAGGCTGTCTAGCGTGGTCTGAATCAGCGTAGCTGTGGCCTGATCTGCCACTTCAACTTTTGCGCCGCTATCAAGGGTGATTTGTGGCATGAGGTTTTGCTCCTTTGGTTTTTTTGAGTCAAACAACCGCGCAAGATGCCCCGCCCTGGCGGAGTCACACAGCGCCGTGTGATTTATGAGAATTCCGGCTTGAATAAATTCGTATGGCGTACCACACGGGGCAATGCCTGGCTTACGGATATATTCAGCGCTATATCCTGCTGATAACTCAGCGGTTCCAGCGTTTACAGCGTCTATCGCGATCTGGTCTTTAATCAGCAGATCAACAACAACAAATTCACCAAATTTGCGCCCTGGCGATGTTGCATGACCAACGGAAACCGCTTTGTAAGTTTTCGAGTCAACAAAATCATCAGGATGCTGAAGGGTGATATCGCAGTTGTCATAACTGGCGAGGCTTTCCGGCTTAAATACTTCTTCCGGTGGGCGATAAACGTTAACTAATTCGTTCGGTGGCCTGTCCGTTAATTCCAGCTCTTGTGCTGTATATTGCTGCACACCAGCACGCGCCACTCTTCCCGGTACCGACAGGTAACCGTTATCAAGGATTTTTCGCTGAGAATCGACGCGGAAAGACAGCCGATCCGTTACCGTGATCCGCATGATTTTTCCTTTGATGGTTATTTGTAATCCAGCCCCTGAATCTGCGGAATCGCAGAACAACGACAATTGATATGAGCACGCCCAGGAAACAGGCCTGTTTCCTCGTTGTACATTGCACCTCGTGACCAGAGATAAACGCCTGGACCATAGCCAACATCATTTCTGGCGATGTAGAAACATTTTATTTTTGCGCGAGGGTATTTCCCTGCGGGATTGCCTGACACCCTGGCATCTTTCGAATCTGACCACCTGAAACGGCTTATACCGGATGAAGTCTGCCGCTTGCGGTTAATGTCACTGGTGACCTTCAGCGTCTGGTCACGCGCTATCAGCGCAGCTCTGCGATACGTTGCCCCTGTCACCGCCTGAAGGTTGCGCGTCAGGGTGGTAACGCTGTCTCCTCTCAGAATGCTGTCCATCACCTGCCGCTGGATATTGTCAAAATAATCAGACGACAGAGAGCGAATCAGGGCCACGTTTTCTTCTACCGCGGCATCGAAAAAATCACCCAGGCTTTCACGCGTCAAAAGCCCCTCTATATCCACGCCCAGCGCCCTGTTAATTTGCTCGACGAACGCCGCCGATGTTTCCGACTCAGCCAAGCTAACTACGCGCTGCGCCAGCCTGTTCTGCTGCCCGTGATAGGCGTCAGAATAGAAACGTTCTGCGGCATGGTTTAACGCGGCTTTTATCAGGTCGGTAAGAAGGCTATCTGCGGTATAATTTCGCTTCAGGACTGGAATCAGGGCTTCTTGCACATTTCTGGCCATCAGCGCAATCATCGTCCTTAGCTGGCCGTTGTAATACTTCTCAAGGTCCCCGTTAACCGCCATCAAGTGAATCGGACAGCGGCGCGTTGCCTGTTCCTGAATTCTCCTTTTCAGTTTCTCCGATATTGAAGTGGAACTCCCCAGCAGCTTCTGCTCGTTCGTCCTCTTCAACGCGTTTAAGGAATTCTTCGCTGATAACATACTGGCCACTCTCTTTGAGTTTTCGAACCACAGCAGATCGCGGAATGACTTTTTGCTGAATGCGAAGGTCATCGGTCTGGGCTTCTGCCAGATTTCGATCTTTAACTTCTGATTCAGTCGGAATTTCGAGAGGGTTGAATTCATAGTTCAGGTCGTCAGGCGCAACGCCCAGCGTGGAGCGAATTAAAACCTCGTCGATCTGGTTCAGGAATTTCCGATACTTCATTTCCTGCTCGCCGCGAACGCGGTTGTAGTAGTTCTTCGCATCCCCTTGACCAGAATCACCCAGACCTTTTGACTGCACGCCAAACAAACGCGTCATGGGCTGTTTGGCGGCTCCTGCTGTCCACTCCATGAGAACGGAGAGGATTTCCCCCAGCCCACCGAATGAAATCGGCTTGCGGTCAAAATTCTCCGTGGTATCCATCAGAGCCAGCCTGAACATGGATTTCAGCATTCCAAAATTCAGGAATCGATTCATGATGGACTGGTCCATATCACCCGATGAAAGGTCCGTAGCCAGGTTATCGCGGGAGATCACATCAATGTTGGCTTCGAGAATGAGTGACGCAATACCGGCTTTCGCTGCGGCTGAGTCCTTTAAATCCTCCATGCATCGCCTTAACGCGCTGTCATCCCATCCGTTATTGAGCAATCGCAAGCGCGGCGGTAAGGCTTCGCCAGGGGCGATAATGAAATGGCTGTGGTGAACGTTCTGCACCCCTCCGTTTATCCGGTAAGTTTCCGCTCGCATGTAGTTTTCTGCGGTCGGATCCGAATAGTTATAGGCAGATGGAGAAATCATCGTTCTGTCAAGATTAACCAGACGTTTAAGCGAACCCTGCTTTATTTTGTCCAGTTCTAACGGCTGGCCCAGCTCCTGATCAGTTATCAGCAGAACGCCAGCACCACCGTAAACGCCAGCCCAGGTAAAAGCGGCCTGTGTTTTTTCCTGAAGCTCGAATAATTTTTCAGCCTCATGAATTTTCGCCGCCTCTTTCCCCGTAAAGGTTCGCCATTCTCGCGTGGCATCCTCTACAGGATGGTCAACTACTGCCCCCGCTATCCAGTTATCGAAATAAGCGGCTTCCATTTCCAAATAATCATTGAGCTGGGTAATTGTGAAGCGGTTATAAGAGCGACGGTCGCGATTCGTTCCCATGCCTGTAACGACATTAGAAAGATTGTCAAAGACAGGCATCACCCCGCCGCTATTGGTTAATTTAAAGCGGGGCTTAGCCACTTTGGTTTCTTTCTCGGCCATAATTTACCATTCATTGTATGGGGTAACGCAGTTGTCAAACGCCTCTTTAATGGCATCCATCATCGGATCAAGCTGGTCATCGTGAGTGTTAAAAGCGGAGTTGATACCCTCCATTTCCTGTAGGAAATCACTTACCCAGGTAGCAGAAGCTGGAAGTCTGATGTAACCAGACTCGATCCAGCCCTGCGAATCCATGAGGCGGGTGTATTTATCCTGATCGCGCTGTATCGCGCGTATAGGGCAGAGAGCGCCCTTACGGATAGACTGAATCAGGCCAGTACCGGAAGATTTATCTTCAACTGCCATGAAGCGCAGCGGCCCGTTCTGCATCGGCTTGCACTTGTCCCAGAACGCGATAGCTCGCCTCTTCAGCTCATCTGATTCCCATTTCCCGCGTATCAGGTCGATCAGATAGAGATATCCGTCAACGCCCAACCCCCAATGCTCGAATACAGAGAAGTCATTAACTTCCTTTATTTTTTGGGCTGTGTCGGCGTAAATAGCTCGCCATTTAAGTTTTGGAAGCTGTGTGTACTCTCCAAACCACGCCGATTTAATCAGGCCACCACCTTTCGCTGCTGGCCTCTGCTGATACAACGCATTCCAGACCAGCGATCCGCGCTGTTTGCATTTATCTACAAAAGCCTGGGGCATTCGTTCAGGAAAAAGTATTTCGCCTTTTTTTCTCAGGAAATATTTTTTTCCGTTCAGTTCGTGGTATTCGTCGTTTTCTGCCTCCATCGGAAAACTAACGACACGCCACGCTTCACCACCTTCTTTTGCTTTTTTTAGCAGTTGCCCCGCCAGGTCGTCTTTATGCCAGCGGGTCAGGATAATAATTATCCCGTTTAATTTTGGATCAACACGCGTAAAAAATGTCGTGTCGTACCAGTCCATGACAGCTTCCTGGTAAACCGGAGAGGACGCCGTTTTATAATCTTTTGCAGGGTCATCAATAACCCCAATATTCATACCCTGGCCAGTGATCCCCCCATTAACTCCAGCCGCACGGTATGAACCGCCTGTCAGCTGCCCTTTATCGCTTATCGTTTCCCACAGTTCGGCAGTCCTGATCGCGCTGTTACGACCGCCACCGAGGCGCGTATACGGGTAAACTTCGCGATAGCGCTCACCTTCAATGATGCGCTGAGTATCGCGTGACATGCGGTTTGCGAGGTCAGAAGAATAAGAGCAGGAAATAACATTCCAGTCTGGATGTTTTCCCAAAACTTTTGCCGGAAACCGACGAGAGGCCAATTCACTCTTCCCAGAACGTGGAGGAGCAAAAATCATCAGGCGGGGCATAAGCCCTTTTTCTACATCCGCCAGAAATTTATCAAGCTCAAGACAAATTAATTCATTAAACCAACCCGTCTGATATGTCGGATGGGTGTAGAGCGTAAAATCCAGCATCGTTTCGCGTGCTTTTTCTATCGCTCTTTTTTTAAAACCTTCCAGGATCTCCCTGTTAGTCAGTTCCCGCTTGTTCGTCGTTGTTCGACGATGTTTCTCTGTCTGAGAGTTGAGCGCTAAATCTGCCATAACCCAAGCTCCTTAACGCGTCGTGTAGCTGTTCGTCGCTGATGTCACTTTCCTCATCAGGTGGATCATCACCGGCGTTTTTAATGAGTCGATTTTTTTTGGCCTCAATTATTTTCAGGAGATCCCGGCGTGCAGCTTCCTGATTCGCCATGCGAACTTCCAGGCCATGTTGAGTCTGTTTTATACCTGCATACAGCCAGCGAGCGTCACCATCTAACTGAGTGGTATCAGCTACAAAAAGTTGTGTCTCTCCTTCACCGTTACACTTTGGGCAATCCTCATTTGGAAAACCCGTTTCGACAAATCCCAGACCGCCATATTCAGGTTGTTCCTTTCCGTCCTGACTGGCTTTTTCCGCAGCCTTGTCGAATTCTTCAATGTCCCGCCACTGATAAAGATGACGCTCACCCCAACAATACCGACAGTTAACACGCCTGTACTGAACCAGTTCGTTGGGGTTTGCGCTGGCAATGGCTGAAAGCTGATGAATAATTTCATCTTCGGTAAGCGAAAGGCGTTGCTGACGTTTATCGCGAAGAAAACTGACTGCACGATAAACCTTTGCATTTCTCAACATCTTTGAAGCGCAAGAATGTGCTGATGCTCCCTCACCGTCATATCCTGCAATCCGATACGCTTCGACAAGTTTTTTTCCTGCCGCTACATTTTCTGCAAAAATTCCCTGCTTTTCCGAAAGCCCGAATTCAGCGGGATCAAAAGAATAAAAATCATCATCCGTTCCTTTTTTTATCTTTCCGGGTTTTGATACCCGCTCACCCGCCTCTTCCAGTTTTTTTTCTGTTTCCAGTTTCCGTGTTTCCACTTTTTTTCTTTCCACTTTTTCGGTGGAAATCTTTTTCGTGGAAACTTTTTTTTCTGGAGTTTTTTTTTCCGGCTTTTGCCAACTCTCAGCTTTTGCCCTCTGGTTTATCGCTGTATGACTGAGGCCGTATTTTTCCGCTAACTTCCGGGCTGACACTCCATCAGTTTCATACTCGCGTCTGATGGCCTCCCAGTCCGTCTTTCTCATCAGTCACCGTCCTGTTGTTTCTCTCGACGCAGTAATTCATGGTAAGCACCAGCATCACCACTTTTGGCCTTTTTATATAAAGCCCCTCGTAACTCAGCCTCACTTTTCGCTCTGCCGATCCTGATTTCCTTACGGAAACTGGAAAGCTCATCCCTGTTTTTTTTCAGTTCCTGAAGATCGATTTCCAGAACATCCGCGATTTGCTGCTCGGTAAGACGGCGAGCAGCTAAAACCTGCACTTTTTGCCGATCGAACATGATTACTCCGTATAGTTCTCTTTCAGAACCATTCCGTAGTTGTCTGCTCCATCGGTAATTTGAATATCAGAACGTAAACGTAACCGGAGAGATTTAAACCGCGAATAGTCAACGTGGTGATGTACCCGCCCGAATTTAAAAACCATCCTCGACACATCAGGATGCATTTCGACCTGCATTCGGGATTTGTTATAGGTCCCTTCCTGAGCATAAAACTCAGCAGTGTTCCCACCTTTAATTTTTTGAGTTGCAACTTTATTCTGCAAAAAAGCGTTGAATTGAATCGTGCACCAGCCAGCCTTCAACATACGCAGAGATAAGTCCGTATCCTCGTTGTAACGGCCGCGCCAGCGGAACGGCGAATCATTACGAATCAGATTGCAGGAATAAATCCGTGTATTCGTGATAAACGGAGGGCATTTTTGTCTGTCAGGCGCGAACATGTAGTAATTCGGTCCCGCCATAGCGACATTTTCATAACGCAAAACGAAATCTTCCATACAGCGGAATATCGTCCCGTCACCAACCCTCAAACGCTTGTTTTTGTGCAACCGGTAGAACGCACGAATGTTATCGTCCATCACCCAATGCCACGGATAACCACCAGCGATTGAGTGGTCCCATACAAAGTTACGCGCTGCGCCAGGGCCGACGCTTTTAGTCAGTCCAAGCTCATCAAATGTGTCGTAATCACGTTGATATTTTTTATCCAGAACCAGTATTTTTTCTTTATCGATAACCGCTGAATACTGCGCGTATTCCTGTTCTTCAATAACGATAAAATACGGTACCTGCAGGCGCTCAAGTGTTTTAGCCGTCAATCGGCTTTCCCAGCGCCCTTTGCTGACGATGTAGAGGGGGAACTTAGGATTCATCGCTGAGATACACCTTATCTTTGAGACGTTCCCTCGCCTTAGCCGGGTACCAGATATACTTCGTTTTATCGGTAATGGTCTGCTCTACCAGTTCAGCAAACGCGTGAACATCACTTTCTGTTTCGAAGTGCACGATAAGCTGTTTAACTCCCTGCTTTTCTTCCTGCTCAAACTCGGGCATTCCGATCCAGTGCTCGCCAGGAATATCCCCTGCATCCCCTTTCATAGAACCGATTTCAAAATCGTTGAAGCCCGTCAGATTCAGATCGAATCCTTCCGCACTCAATGATTCAAGCTCAGCCTTCAGTAACGCATCGTCCCATACTGCGCCCTGCGGCAATTTATTATCTGCAATGCGATACGCACGCTTTTGTGCGTCAGTCAGGCCACGAAGGGTGATTGTTGGTATCGAAAATATCTCCAGCAACTCGGCTGCAGCCAGCCGACCATGCCCAGCAATCACTTCGCTGTTCTCATCAATCAAAACCGGGTTTGTCCATCCAAACTCTTCAATACTGGCTGCAATCTGTGCCACCTGAGCATCGGAATGGATCATCGCGTTGCGCTCAAACGGTTTTAATTTTGAGCGCTCAAGATAACGAATAGAAATTTTTTGTTCAGTCACGGCTCAAACCTGCGTAAACTGGCCCGGCTCTCGAGAGCTGGTGGGCCTCGGTTATACTCATGACCTGCTCTATGGGTATGATGACTGTCGGCAGGGTCCAAGCTGCCGGCGGTCGCCCATTCTTCCTTTTCTTCTCATCTGCATAATAAAAAAGCTGTCAAAAATTGAGCGCTAGGTACGCGGTGGGAAACTGCCAACAGCTTTGCATTATCGAAGCCCCTCGCTGGGAAGGCCTTCTGTAATGCCGAAAATCCTCACACTTCAAATCCCAGACTCAAAAAACCCCTTCAGGCCACTTTCTGATTTTTCATAATCGGCGAAATAGATGCACATATGATCGATTACCCATTTCAGATAATGGCCTTGTAGTAGGCCTGCCAGCGGTATTTGTCTAATCGCAATTGTCGCAGACATTCAGCCGTTTCAATATCGGCCTGCAAATCCTCGTCGGAATTGTTTCCAGCATTACTGGCCCTGCAAGGAGGATTCATCAAATCCGGGGATGGTGTTGGCAGCGTCGATTGCACGCTGGCGCAACTGCACAGCATGACTATCAAACTGACACACAGTGCGATTCGGAGTCTGTACATATTTCACCACGTCACGGGTTATTGTTTTGTAAATGACCTTTCCGGTTTCAGTAGCGTTAGCAGCTTTTTTCTCAACCTGCTGTATTGATTTTTCGGCCTCTTCTCTTTTCTTTGCCGCCATGGCGTTTACGTGCTCAGCGTGGGAGTTCCAGCCAGCCCGCCACGAAAGGACGATAACCGTAATCCAAACCGCAACAGAAAGAACTATTACGCACTTCATTCCTGCCCCCACAAGCACACCTCCCGTTCAATCTCGCGCCGGGTAATCAGTCCCTTCCACTGTTTTCCTCCTGCATATGTCCAGCGTCGAAGCTGTTCGCAAGCACCTTTCATGTCACCCTGGTTTATTTTGCGTAGCAGTGTTGAGGATTTGAAATTTCCCGCACCAACGTTATAGGTGAATGAGTACAGCGCCCCGCGCATTGCTTCTGGGATTGGTTTCTGAATGAACGGATCAATCTGGCGAGCTACTAAAGCCAGGTCTTTATTCAGCAGGGCGTCACACTCGGCTTTTGTGTATGTCTTTCCTTGTATGATGTCGTTTCCTGTATGCCCGTAGCAGACCGTCCAAACGCCAACAACATCACGGTAAGGCTCATACCGAACACCCTCAAGGCCATCATTACCGGTAGTGCCTGTGATTAGTGCTGAAGCTATAGCAATCGCCCCACCGCTGACCGCCGCAAGAACGGTTTTCCGAAATGCCGGAGACATTATTCCCTCCTGGCGGCTTTCCGCCTGTCTTCTTTAATTTTGAAATATAAATTCGTCAGATACGTCAGTAATCCAAAAACCAGACTCCCGAGAACGCCAATAGCCGCCCATTGCGTAGGAGATACTTTGTCGAGTAGTTGCAGCAACCAGAATCCCGCATTGCCTGCTGATGCTCCGTAGGCAACTCCTGTTGTAAGTTTGTCCATTCGATACATGTCCCACCTCCGATAGACGGATGGCGCTGTAGTTATAGAGGGTCAGACACTTCGGGCTGGATTTAACAACGAAGCGCATCGATGATGATCCCGAGAGTCTGAGAACAAAAAAACCGCACTGATGCGGGAATTGGTGAATTTTTTATCTTTCTGAGATTGACAGATAGCACCAAAGGGGCTATTATTAATCACATGAGGTAGCGGAAAGGCCGCAGCCCGAACCCGAAAGGAAGAACAAATGAGTAAAGCAATGACCCAGGCAGAATTAGCAAAAGTTAACGCAGAAATTGCAAAGCTGATTGCTGAAACATCTAAACTGAACCGGGAATCAGCTTGGTATCCGATAGTAGTAGCAACCAGCTTAATCGGTGCAGTAGCTACCATAAAGACAGTGCTACTCAAATTTTTCTGACAAGAAGCCCCGAAAGGGGCTTTTTTTTAAAAGGCAATATATGCGATTAATTAACGATTACACGCCACCTTCACCTGATGATCTCAACCGCTTGAAAGATGAGCTGGGATATACCGGGAACCAGATGGCAGACCTTGCTGGCGTCGCGAGTAATAGTCAGTGGAGAAAGTATACCGGCGGGGAATCGCCTCGCGCTATGTCGCCGCATATCCTGTTTTATATAGCAGCACAATTGGCCCTGACACCCGAAGAACTGGATCGGGTAATCAGCAAAATGCAGCAAATAGGCGCAACAACAAAATAATCATGAAGCCATTTTTATTTAAAAAACCCGCTTTTGGGCGGGTTTTGAATGTCATTATTTATAAAAACTCCATGATTTTTCTTTTGTCTCAAGCAATATAGATAAAAGCAAATCAGCGGCCAAATTAAGATTTTCACTTTGATAGTTTATATTATGATTCCATTTTGGCCCATGGAATAAATTGTTTCGCAAACGAAAACAAAAGAACAAGCACACAGTCAATTTATCTTCTAAAGTAGGTTCGGAGTGTTGAAAAATATTAGTTATTGCTTCCCTAAGAAATTTCGGGGTAGCTGGTTTTTTTCCATCACTCCTGTAACCACATAGGCTCTTAAAATTTGAGCTTTCTTCACCGCCGGGAAAATAGCGTTTTTTGCAATGTTGAAAAACATAACTTAGCGTCTCAACATCACGAAACCCTAAGCGAAGAAACTCTTTTGCATAATCAGCAGAACGACTCTGGCTCGCTTCACAACTACAAAGCTTAGCCTCATAAAGAGAAAAAATAGTAGTAAAACGAAGTATGGCCAAGCGCGCATGCGGTTCGGGCATATCTCCACCAGTGAAAAGAGCTGTGAAGTCAGTTTCAAGCTGTTCCATTTATGCTACCAAAAGCCGATGTTAAGCGCCAAGTATTGAAAAGTATGTAATTATGACAACATATCAAAATTAGGCTTAAATATGGCATAAATTGTCGGGTTTTGCAATTCACTCTTTTTCGCCAATCTTTAAAATCAGTCCAATATCACATAACCCCCTTCTATCCAGTTCAGATGCCAGCAGCTTAAAAACCCGCCACGGTTCAGCATAGGTCTGATACCACGTATCGCGATTAATAGAGAGAAAATTAGCTAACGCCGTGGCTGCATATTCTTTATATGTGTCGTTATTGTTCCTCGCCGCAACTTCCTGCGCGGCCAGCCACACAAGTGAAATCAATCGGCGCTTAACCCTCTTTTGCAACTTTGCACCATCCAGACCGCTTTCGTAGTTATTCCATATATAGCGACAAATTTCAGTCTGATAACCGAAATGAAGATCAAAACCATAGCAGTATTTCAGCCAGGCCTGCTGGCTGGCATTTAGCGCCAGAACGGCTCTACGCCATACACACGAAGAGAACGCCTTTTCTCTTATCGGAGGCATCGGGCGGCGGCGACTACGCGTCTCCAGCACATACAGAGCTGTATTTTCGGCTTTAACTCTTCTCACTCTCCCTCGACCGTTATCCAGTTCTACAACATGAATACGCTGGCGTGGATTGCGGTCCTTATCAGCTGGTGGGTGTTCTGCGAATGCCTCAAGCTGGCCTTTGGTGTTTCCTGAGTCATCCACCAGCGCCTGGCGCAGCTTAATCCGAATATACTCTAGCTGCTGAGCGTTCATCGTAGCCCCTCCTTTCTCCAGATTAACTGGGTGCGGAGGATCCCCTCGGCGTGCATAAGCCGAAGCTCTTCATAACTGAACTCTGTCGTTTTAACCCTTCCGTCGATAACGTCGTGACAGGCATTACAGGAAATAGCACCCTGTTCATCGTCAGGCTTGCATCCGGTACCACACGTACCCGCCAGCCGGTAATGCGCCAGACATGACGTATCAGGATTGTGGTTGCAGATGCCAGGGATGCGAATTGTGCATTCGCGCCCGCGTGCAGCTTTGCGTAGGTCTGCCGCTTTTCTCTTCATGCTGCGTACTCCAGAAGCTGTGCCGCAACGTTTTCCACCTCGATTTGAGAGGAAAATTTTTGATAAAGAATGTAGTTCCAGAGCACATTCAGAACGGATTTATATAGCCCTTCAAACTCGGACTCATCCATATTTGAAAATGATATCGATTTTGCGCGGAGCCAGCGGCTACCATCAGGATTAAGATGCGTCGTGAAGTAACCAGCCTGGACAGTTACCCATTCGCGAAACGCTTCGAAATCTTTCAGTAACGCCGTATCGTTTGATCGCTGAATTGACTGTTCGTTGATATAGAGATTTGCTGCTTCATCAAATGCTGCGCTATGCCCCTCACCAACGCGACTACACACGAATGCGATGAACCCGTCCAGGAACTGACATTCTTCAGGCGTTACCATGCCGCCTGTCGGTGTCCAGTATTCAAAACCGAGTTGCAGGAGTTTGAAAAATTTCTTGTGAAAGCGGTAATTTCTCACTCGTTTAAAATCGGCGTGAATCCACTCGCCAAGTTTAACGCGCTGTAAAAAATTCCTGGCCTCTTCCGTTGCCGGAGCCAGTAACTCACTATTGATTTTTACTATGTGGATATGCGCCATCGTTATCTCCGGTGGCACAGTGTTTCAGCGGGTTGTTCAGACCCTTAAAACATTATAGAGGATTTCCCAGCACGTCTACAATCGGCAATCCCGCAGCTTTTCTTGCTTCGTTTAACTTAATCAGGCTGGTAACGAACTCATCAGGACGTAGAACAAATCCACATTTGAACGAACCGTCATCATTGCGATAAATGAGCAACGGTCGCGTATTTTCGTGTAAACCTCTCACCATTTCATCAGGTATATACACAGTGATTTCCCTCTGTCCTCTGTCAGCATGGATTTGTCCCAGCCGTCTCCATCGTGAGTCTGTTCGTTATCAGTTTCCCAGCTCTAAGTGAACACTGAGTACCTTAGCTTTGCGTTACGTCTTTTACTGTACATTCATACAGTATATCTTTCCAGCTTAAACATACACTTTTTGATAAATGTTAATATTTTCAATATTTTGAACACATTTCGCACTGATACAAACAGTTTGTTTGTGAACCTTTTATACAGGTAATGCTTATCAATTTTCAGGAAACTATCCGGTAATTTTTGTTCAGAACTCAGGTAACAAAAACATGCATCATTTCGTTCTTGCTCTGTAACTGTCCCAGTTAAAGATCACCCAAATGCCCCCTTCCATTTGCATTCTGTCAATCGCACGTTCTCCAATAGCGTGGTTGAGTTCTGCAAAATTCAGGTTTGTAAGTATCCCTACTGGCTTGAACATTGAAGTCCTTCTATCAATGATTTGATGAAGGATCACCTTCTCGTACTTCGAGTCCATCTGAACACCAACTTCGTCAAGAACCAGTAGGTCAACACGACAAAGGTTGTCCATAAGCTCTGCCTCAGTCTTTCCCCCGTTGAAGCTGGCCTTAAATTCAGTCATCAGGTCAGCCACAGTAATAATCAACACACTTTTTTGCTGTGCCAGTAATGCATTACCAATCGCGGCTGCAAGATGATTTTTCCCTGTTCCTGGAGATCCGCTAAACACAAAACACGCACAGCCTGAACCAAAATTATTTAGCCAGGATTTAGCCATTGTGAGTGCCTTTTTCTGACCTTCATTCGCAACAGTGTAGTTTTTAAAAGTACAGTTCTGATATCGATCACGAATGCCAGAACGACCGAATTTTTTTTCAATTCTGGTACGCTGGTTTTCTCGATTTAGTTGCTCTGAATGTTTGCGCCCCTCTTCCTGCTGCCACTCCATCAGCTCCTTAGCACTGGAAAATTTCGGTGATATACCTGCCGGAATAATCCTCTGCAATCTTTTCATGGCATCAGATAAATTCTTCATGACTACCCCTTAAAGCCTGTAGGAATTTCGGCATCTGGTGTCGAAATACCCACCACTGAATTTTTCAACGTCGTTGGAGCAACTGGCGGGGCAAATAACCCGCGATATTCATTTGCCATGCAATGAGAGATCACCGCCATAGGTGTGTAACCTTGTCGTCTGAATTCTTCCAGTTTGTTGATTGCGCCCGTTACACCATATTGCGTTTTAATTGGCTTCTGGAGTTGCCGGCGGTACGCGACCCACTCAGACCAAACTTGTCGTGGTAACCATTCGGGAAGATCCACAAGCAGCGGGTCAAATTTTTTATTGGTTGATTTCCCCTTGGGGGATAAAGGGGGATCTTTAGGTTCAATGACTGGATCTAATAACTGACTGATTCTGGGTGCAGGAGATGCACCCTCCCCCCCTGCACCATTTGCACCCTGGGGTGCAGGAGTTGCACCATAGGGTGCAGCATTTGCACCCTCTGAAATGCTCCCGTTCTGATAGGGTGCAGCATTTGCACCGTTATTATTAAAGGATAAATGGTAGATGTTGGAACGATTTACGCCGTTTGCCCCTCTACGCTCTTCAACGCGTACAAAACCATCAACCACAAGCTGTTTAATATGGTTCTGAACTGAGCGTTCTGATATTTCGCATTCAAACGCTATGGTCGCAACCGCGGGCCAACATTCACCGCTATCACTGGCATTATCAGCAAGCTTTATCAGCACTAATTTCCGGAGAGGATTTCCCACCCGCGCTTTCATAGCCAGGACCATCAAAGACATACTCATACAGCCATCCCAATTTAATGAATCAGCATATCCGCTACTGGGATCAAAGCCTGAAGGTGTTCCATTGCCTTATTCAGTTTGATAGTGGCGGTAGGACACCTGATTGTTAGTGCAGCAATTGCGGCGCTATACGCCTCCATTGCTTTAGCAGTTAGCAGAGCTGGAGAATCAGGTTCTTCAATTTCCATGCGTCGGCGTGTGGGCATTGCGTCAAGCGCGATATCAGACAAACTCGCTGCCATTTTGACGTAGCGAGGACCGCCTAAGCCAAAGATCCGTTTTACACGCTGCGTGGCGTTCCTGATCCCCTGTTCATCTACTGCTGGAGGGATTAACTCTCCCCCAACTTTTTGCTGATACTCGTCAGCAAAACGGACGGCTACAGTTTTCCAGCCCTCAGCTTGCGCCCACGACTCGATGCCCGCAGCTACCTGCTCAATCGTCGGGGTGATTTTCATGTTTCAGTTCTCCATTTCTTTTAGCTTTAGCATGAGCATCGTAAAGAGCTGTGTCATAGAGCAGTGCTCCTTCTGAAGCCGTTTGTAACCTTGAGGCTCGCGCTTCTGGCACTAACTCACCCCATTTGTAGACTGAAGGGAGTTTTACGCCAGCAGCAGCAGCCAATTTGCTTTTGCTTCCAAAGAAAATTAAAGCGTCCCGTGTATACATACCCAACCTCTAAAATTAGCCATAGCTAATAAAATATACACAAGCCATAACTTGATCAAGAAATATTAGTATTAGCTAACTATGACAATGAAAAATATGACCCTTGGTGAACGTATTCGAGCCCGACGTAAACAGCTCGGCTTCACTCAAAAAACGCTGGCAAAAGCCCTGAAATTGTCCGATGTATCTGTATCCCAATGGGAAAGAGATGACAGCGAACCTTCGGGTAAGAATCTTTTTGCTTTATGTAAAACCTTAAAATGCACTCCAACTTGGATTCTTTTTGGTGATGATGATCAGGAGCCGCAAGAACCTTCAGCAGAGGAGATCGTACTGGATGAAAAGCAAAAGGAACTACTTGAATTGTTCAATGCTCTTCCAGAGTCTGAGCAAGATGCCCAGTTAAGCGAAATGCGCGCACGGGTTGAAAGCTTTAATCGCCTTTTTGAAGAATTACTTATTGCTCGAAAAAGAAATTCAAAAAAATAACTCAACTAAATTCAATTAGTTGGGTTTTTTCATGCCCAAAAATCAAGTTTTAACTTATTTTTTCCTTGATCTAAAACTTAGCCATAGCTAATCTTAGCCACATCGAAACACGCACAGTGTTCTCAGCAAAAAGTTCAGCCAGCCTGGCTTAAGGGCAACAGCAACAAAAGGAGATTGGTTATGAGCAAGCAAAACGCAATTGACTTAGCACGTACAGCACGCAGCGAAGCTGAAAGCATCCAGAACGGAACCAAGCGCACTATCATGCAAATCATCGAAAACTGGAATGAGTGTGTAAAACAAGCCGGATTTATGTGCATTTACGACTTTCCGACTACTGGTTACACACGTAAATCTCAGCTGGTGGCCGACCTGCTCCGCTGCGCTGATCAGCTTGATGAATATGTTGAACCAAACCCACATGCAGCTAAGACCGTTGAACAGCAAACCCGCGAATTTAACGCAGCATGTACTCGTATTCTGGATACAGAAGTAGCCCACGTTGAAGCAATCTGCGTGAATTACTTGAATAACATGTTCAAAAACTTCTGGAGTCTTAACCAGTCGGATCAAATGAAATGGTTCAGCAATGATTATGACGATGCACGGAAAATAGAATTCGAACTTAACGCAATACCACAACAGCAGAGACTGGAAACCAGCTACACCTGGCAAACCAGAGGACGTGGAAGCAACGACCAGGAATATCAGATATACCGTTCATGCGCCGACGATGGGAAAGGCAACGAGTTTATGACTGGCAAACCCCTCAAAACATATGAGCAATGGCTCAGGAGTTAAAAATAACGTTCTAAGGATGGCATATGAATAAAAGAGAATTGATCGATTTATTCATGATTCGTACTGGTGAGGCAAAGGAAACAGCAAAAAGATATCTTGAGAATAATTACTGGAGTTTGCCAACCGCCCTCACCTTTTATAACGCTGATAAAAATGAAGGCAAATATAATGATAACACCGATAGAAGCGGCTCAAAGTAAATTCGCAATTGCTGTTTATCTTCAGGATGAAGTGATGTTTCAACAAGCAATTATTCAACATGCCATTGCCACAGGTAAAAAGGTTAAAAATGAATACTCTGTTCGCACTTGTAATGACTGTTTATTTAACTACCGGAGAAGTACAGGATCAGGTAATCGGTGTTTATGACAGCTTTTCAGAATGTAAGGCGGTTGCGGTTGAACAACACATTACTGGCGAATGTTATCCGGTAGAAGGCATTATTCGGAATAATGGAGAAACACCAGCGGGGTTATGATTGATTGGCAAACCTTTAAAACCGGATTAAAAGTATTTTCATTAGCAACAATTGTTTTTTATTTGTTGGTGATATTTATATTGAGTGTATTTGACGAACAAGATAGCGACTAGTTTCAAATATTAATTAACACGCCATCATCTGGCGGGGATTTTTACACATAAAATTCAGGAGCGCACTATGTTTAATTTAAACATTAGCATCACCACACTCAAGGCAATCAACAAAAATCTCGCGGCGTTCAAAACGGCGGGTAATCTTTCTGGCTTTATTCAGACCAGCGATGATGAGGGTTACACCGTTGCTTTTGATGGCGGTGACGTGCTCGGCAAATTCGATAATCCGCTTGATGCTATGGAGGCTATTAACAATACAGGAGAACTTTTAATTCAACACAACATTATTAATGGCTCGTACAAAAATTATAAAAATAGAATCATGAAAGTGAACATTGAAAATTTCTTAAACATACTAACAAAGGGTAAATAAATGGAATACGAATTAATGCGGGTTCGAGAGTTCCTGTCCGACAATTGGGAGGCGTGGGAAGCCTTATGTGATCAAAACGACGATGATGCTCAACAAATATATGAGCAACTCGGCGGTGAAGACTGATTCAGAACGCCCCGTTCGCGGGGCATTTATCAACATGAAAATTTAATCAAGTTTTCAGCTTGATAAATGAGGGTATCGATTTGGAAATTAATCTTGATTTTAAAAAAATGGTTCTCAATAACGGTGAAGAAATCACACTGAGCATCACACATAGTGCAATGAAAAAAATGGTGATGGGACTTGTAGCAAACGGTTATCTAACTACTGAAGAACTAATAATTCTGGCTATTGGTCAGATAAAACTTTCTGACAAGAAGCACCTCGATCATGTTTTACCAGAAATAGTCTTAAAAAAATTAAATGAAACATTTGAAACTGTGAAAGATGGAGAAAATCATGTCTGACTTAAAAACTTTTATCTGTGCAGCGATACCAGATGAAAAATCTATTGAAGAAAGCGGAGCGCGTAAAGTTGCACGTGCATTCGAAGCTAAAGACGAGCGCCATGCTCGGGCCAAATGCTCTTTAAGTTTTGTGGAAGATTATCCAGGTGCGCAGGATGCCGCTTATAAATTCCTCATTTGCGAAGCTGCACCAGAGATCCCCTGTCCGTCTATTGATTGCTGGGATGAAAATTTCATGTACGAACATGATTGGGATGAAGAGGTCGGGCACCCCGTAATTAAAGCCGAACTAAAAGAGGCAGTAGATATTAATACCTTATCGGCTGATACCAAGATTGCGGCGCTGGTAATGTATGGACATGATGAGTTAACCAAGGATCTCATCCCTGCTGCTCGCACGCTTCTACAAGAAGAAACGCCTTCATTTGAGGGGCATATTGTAGAAGCAATCACTAAGACGCCAGAAATTTCCGCCATGCACTCAGAGCGTATTTTAAACGCAATTGGATGGGTTATGGCTAAATGCGCCCCTACTGCTAAATGGCCTGAAATTAAAGCAGAATTAGTGAACTGGAAGAAGCGCCTCGAGGGTGAGCGCAAACCTGGCGGCCCTTCAAAATCAGTTGCCAGTATCGTACGAGATAAGGCGGCAAATAACGCAGTAAACATGAGTCCTGCAAATGATGCTGGCGAACGTCCTAAGCGGACGTACAAGCATACATATCAAACTCTGGATCAGGAACTCGCTAACGCGTTTTGGCCGGGTGACGTTAATCCTGGCAGCGTTGACGGTGAGATTTATCGTTGGGCTAAAAAGGAAATTATCGACAAGGACAGGGACGACTGGAAGCGATTCTCCGCAGCATTGCGCACCATTAAACGTGCGCTCGAATATGACCTGCTGACTATCCGTGATCTGGTTCAGATGCGCCCTGACGATATTCACAAAGACGCGGTGCATCTGAATGATTACATAAATGCTTTTCTGTTATCTCACGGGGTTTTTGAAGATGAAACCAAACAGGACACGTCGAACGCAGATAGCTCTCTGGACTCTTCAGCGTCAACGACTGGCACAGTGGAACCGGAACAGCACGACGATGACTCAACAGCGGGGACGCAGGAAACTGCGCCACATGTAGAGCGTACTGGCCCGTTCTATTACAAGGAGGTGAACGGCGATCGCTGGGGACGAGTAAATAAATACGAAAGACTGGTTGAGATCCTCAGCGAAGATGGTTTTATCGAAATCAGCAAAGAAGAACACCAGCAGCTTAAAAACGGGGTAAAACCTGAACCGGAAAATAATACTCCATCATCTGAAGAAGTGGACAAGCAACTTGCAGCTCACCGTGGGGAGTATGTAGAAGGAATCAGCGACAAGGATGATCCCCGCTGGGTTGAAGGTAAACCGAAAGAAGTACCAGCCCCTACCATCGTCACAGAACCAGACACCAGTTTTATTGTACGTGCCGACGAACTGGATAAGGAGCTGGGAGATAGCGAGAACCTGAAGCTGTGGCGTAACGTCATGCGCACAAACCCTCGTTATACAAAAGACATGAGCGATCTTGGATTCGGAGGAACAAGTATTAATGCCGAATACATGATTATGCGTGCAACAGAAATGTTTGGCCCTGTGGGTTTAGGCTGGGGCTGGAAAGTTATCGAAGATAAAATGCTAGAAGGCTCCCCATTATCAGAAAAAATATTTGAAGGTAATAAGTTCATCGGAAAAAGAACTCTTCGTGATTCTGATGGTTCTTTAATTTATGAATTAAACCATTATCTCAAAATTGAGCTTTGGTATTTAGCTGAGGGTGAACGTGCCACTGTTGAAAGTTATGGCTCAACTGTTTATCGGCAAACAACTAAACATGGGATTTATTGCGATAGCGAAGTTCATAAAAAATCGCTAACAGATGCAATCAAAAAAGCATTATCGACCCTCGGTTTTTCTGCTGATATCTGGCTTGGGCTTTATGATGACGCTGTTTATAAAGCAGAAAGTAAACTGGAGTTTGAAATTAAAGATGCCAGTGATAAAGCCGATGATACTGCGCGTATTCGTGAAGAACTGGACGAGCGTTTTAAAGGCAACGTTGAAACCATGCGCAAAGCTGTTACTCAGAATGAAGTATCTAAAATTGCCAGTAGCCTGACACGCACAATTGCTGTGCATTTAAAATCTGCAAAAGAGACTGCTGATAATGAATATGCAAAATATTTAGAAGGCCGCTTGCGCCGTCTTGAAGAAGTTAAGGCTGAATGTCTTAAAAATCTGGAGGAAAAAGCATGAGTACTCGCACAATAGATTTAGCAAACGAGATTAGCAAAATCCTTTCACTTGCTGTAAGTGGCGAAATGGACCCACAAACTATTGCGGATACACTGGAAGGCATCGAAGGCATGATGGAAGATAAATTCGATGCCACCATGTCAGTTATTCGCGACTTTGAAGCAAACAAAAAGAAATGCAAAGAAGAAGCGGCAAGACTCACTGAACGCTCAAAGCATTGGGACCGTCAGAGCTTTAACCTTAAAAAATATCTGCTTGATTGTTTAATTGCTACTGGTCGCACATCCTTCAAAACGGCAGTCAATACTTATTCGGTGAGAAAGGGAAGTATCTCACTTGATATTATTGATGAAACATTATTGCCTGATGATTATGTAACGTCTCATACAGAGATAGTTAATGAAATTGATAAGGAAGCAATTAAAAAAATCCTGACTGAAAACTTGAAAGCTATTGAAGCTCTGCGAGCGAAAGGCGAAGAACCAACACCAGAGCAACTGAACCTTATTCCTGGTGCTCGCGTAGTTCGCGGAGAAGACACTCTGTCAGTTCGGTAACGCTGTGGGCCGCTCATGCGGCCTGACAGGAGGGTGATATGTTTGTATTTGAAAATGAAATTCTCGAAGAAAAAAACGATGATTTGAGATATCCGCGCAAGCAGCCTTTGAATCCTGCAATCGACTATACGAGAAAAATCGTCGCTGAATTATCTAATCGTCGTAATCTGAGAAAGAAAAGGAATAATAAGAATGGGTGATGTAGGTGATTATTATCGTGATATTGCTCCCTATCTGAAAGAAGGTAGAAAAAAAGCAAGGGATGGTGCTCACGAAAGAATCAAAGCCTTCTTTATCAAAAACAGGATCACATTTGAGGAAGGTAACAACACGCTGGTATTCCGAACGCCATCAGGAACGGTCTGTTATTACACTCCAAGCCAAAAAATGCAGCACAAAAATAAATGGCAGGAATGCAGTCCGACTAAATGCATGAAGTATGTTAATAAATTAAGAGGGCTATGATATGGCTAATTCATTTAAGAAAATGATCAAGGGCGGCATCATCAAACGCTCTGACACCGGCATGTTTATTTCTATCGACGATATTCACGTTCGGCCTAACTTCAACCGCCGCGAAGATAACGAACGTACTCGTAACGCTGATGATGACACCTTCGCCTTCATGATGGCGGGCGGCGTTGTCCCGGCGCTTGAGGTGATACCCCGTGATGAGGGCGGAGTGTGGATTGTTGAAGGCCATCGCCGCCAGCGTTGCTTTCTGCGCTGCCGTGAGGCCGGGAAGCCTGTAGACCGTATCCACATCGTGCCATTCACCGGAAACGACGTGCAGCGCATTGCACGCATCATGACGTCGAATAATCAGCTACCACTCACGACTATTGAGCAAGCAGCGGTTGTTCGTGACCTTGCCGCATTCAACCTGACGACGGCGGAAATCGCAAAGCTGGTCCACAAGGCAATCCCAACGGTTGAAAACCTTTTGACACTGAGCGTTGCAAATCATGACGTTCAGGAAGCGGTTAAATCTGGGGAGGTTTCCATAGCTGTTGCCGTTGATCGTGTTAAAGAACACGGTGAGAAGGCCGGGGAAGTGCTGGAAAAAGATAAAGCCAAAGCTGCTGCCATTGGCAAAAAGAAAGTAACCCGTAGCGTTATAGCACCTGAAATCAGTGTAAAGAAAGCCCGCCGCTTGGTTGAGCTTATCACTCTTGCAGGAATCGACGAGAGCGGCACTATTTCGCTCTCAGGCGAACTATTAAATGAAGTGAAGGAAATCATAACTGAACAGCGCGACATAGAAGCACAGCGCAGCAGGGCTGCAGCATGAGCTATTTCTGTGAAAATTGTGGGTGCAGAAAAGTATCGGGCTACTGCACGAACTGCCAGGAAGAGGCTTATATCGCTTTTGTTCAAGCCCCTGAAATGGATTTCAGTAATGAATTTATGGAAAAAGCCTGGAATCAAGAAAAGCAGAAAAATGAAACCGGGAGGAATAGTGAATAAGGTAACTAACTCATTAACCCATTCTTATAAAACATGGCTTGCGGTAGCAGAACAAAACGGGGCAAAACTTATTGCGTATAACTGCCCCGCTTGCCTTGAGAAATTAAAAACAATACAGCCACGGCCTGGTGAATATTGGGACACTTTCTCTACCTGCCCTTTCTGTCAGGCGCTGTTATTCAAAATAACAAAACACGACAAAGTGGAAATCGAACTGATTACAAAAATTGGAGGGGTTAACTCCGATGGCAAATAAATCCCGAGAACAGAAACAGGCATGCATCCAGATTATCGAAGGAGAGCAGAAGAATGGCTAAATCATCAGACGTACATGACCTGTTAACTGCTTACCAGAAACAGGCGCGGAAAATCCCTGCAAAGGGTGTTTATGCCTCAAGGCAACGCCAGGCTGAGGTTCAGGCGGCTCACACACGCAAGATAATGCGTAAGCGTCGGCGGTCAGTCGGCAAGTCAAATAAGCTTGGCTGTCGCTTTACTGCGGAAATGCGCGTAGCGCTAATTTGCGATATGAATTTTTGGGCGCTGGTGTGCCGCTCTAACCGCAAGCAGGTAATAAAATGACAAATAAACAATTAACAGATAAGCGCATCGCTGAAATTCTCGCCCGCGCAGAGATTTGCGACGACTCCGTTTTAACTGATTACGCCGATATTGCAGCAGCAATGCGCGAGCTTCAGGAACGCCGCAAGGCTGATGTTGAGCCGTTAGGATACTTTGCTTTTGACAACGATGGTGGATTCACTAACCACGATACAGCAGAACTCGCTCAGAAAGAGGCGCAGAAGGCCATCGATTATTTCCGAGAAATGGCTGATGAAGGCTGGAGCGATGAAACTGATAGCGTTTGTTGGGGCGCTATTCTTCAGGAAGCCAAACAGACAGATGCAAGGCCAAGAGAAGAAGACGATAAATGCGCCGAACATATTGAATACGTTTGCGATTATGTATTATCGCCAAACTTGCCGGGACAATTCAAATTAGTTAAACCAGTCGCTTGAAAGGGCTAAATTCGTAAGTGATTTTCAATATTCAGTTTTAATATCCGACCAGCGTTAAATTGTTGGTCGGCCAGAGGTACGGCCATGTACGAGTTAACTTTATCACCACAAGAAATTCAGGACCTTACTCGTTATAAGAGATATACACAGCAGCAACACCAGTTGCGCTGTCACGGTATCCCGTTTACTCCTGGCCCCAAAAATGAGCCGATTGTATTACGCCGTGATGTGCAAGCATTCAGGGAACCGCTAAAAAAAATTAATGAGTATGTATCTGAAGAACCTGATTTTGGAGCACTAGACAATGGGAAGACCACGTAAATATTTCAAAGATAATCGACTTCCTCCCAGGGTATATAAAAATAAATATAGTTATATTTGGAAACCAAACGGGAATGAAACGTGTATTACACTCGCCCCAATACTAGGTACGAGTATGTCTGCACTATGGGCAAAATATGAAGCCATTAAAGCAAAGCAGCACGATCAAATGACTGTAGCAAAACTTTGGAATCTATTTCTTGAAAGCCCTGTGTTTACTGAATTAGCTCCAAGAACTCAAAAAGACTACCGACAACACCAACGCGCATTGCTGAGTGTCTTCGGGAAAGTAAGAGCTGATAGCGTAAAGGTTGAACAAGTAAGGATCTTCATGGATAAGCGAGGAATGGAGAGCAAGACGCAGGCCAACCACGAACTGGCAAGTCTGAGCCGCGTCTATGGCTGGGGATTTGAACGGGGATACGTGAAGGGAAACCCATGTAAAGGGGTCAGGAAATTTACGTCCAAGGCTCGCACTGTTTACATTACCGACGAGCAGTATTCAGCGATTTATATGGAAGCGTCGCCGGCGCTTCGGGTAGCAATGGAAATTTCATACCTTTGCGCCGCTCGCCTGGGCGACGTTCTCGACCTTCGCTGGAGTGAAGTGATGGATGTAGGCCTGTTTATCCAGCAAAACAAAACTGGCACCAAGCAAATTAAAGAGTGGTCACCGCGCCTGCGTTCGGCGATCCAGTTGGCTCGGAATACATTCGGAACTGATGATGGATTCGTGATAACCACCAGCAAAGGCGGCAAGGTGATAACCAAAACGCTGAACAACTGGTGGAACGATGCGAAACGTGCAGCTGAACAAAAATCTGGCATGCCGTTTGGTTGTAATTTCCACGATATTAAGGCTAAGGGAATTTCTGATTACGAAGGAAGCACTCGCGACAAACAACTCTTCTCAGGCCACAAAACCGAAGGGCAGGTATTAGTTTACGACAGGAAAGTTAAGATCACTCCAACACTTAATGCGCCGCTAATAGATAGATTTGCATAAGAAAAAAACCCCGGCAACGGGGTTTATTTTCTCTTAAAGAGATATTTTGTTACCACCAACACTAACCCGAAAACTTCTGTCAGCGTTCCACCCATATAGAGCTGTAATGTGAGTGGCTCAAAATCTAGTTTCTTAGCGCCGTCCAGTATAAACACTCCATTCATGACAGCTAATTGCACGGCAAGTATTATCAGAAACCACTTTCCATATGATTTTTTGAGCTTTATCTCAGCTTTTAGATCACGATTATTGAGTTGTTTTCTGTGCTGCTCAGGATCCAAGCTAGATACTTGCTTAGCTGTAGCGATCATTACGGATGGTTTTTTTATTGAATACGTCGATGATCTGTCTAATGGGGGAGAATGGCGGCTAACTTTTACGTTTTCACCTTTTACTATCCAACCTTTGGCATGCGCGCGATGGGAAGGGTGTGAAGATTTCCCTACCGGCTTTTTAATAGCGCCTTTGCGAACGACTTTCGGCGTTTGAACTGGTTCAGGAGAACCTGACACTTCTTCCTCATGAGTATCAGGTTCGTCCACTTCAGCTAGTTGCCGATGTTGGTTGAGAGTCTCTCTAAGGTGTTGAAGGACTTCTTCCTTGAGCTTTTTCTCCGAGTTTTTATCCTCATCCTTCATGCCCAGACATTACCTCAACCGTAAGTTCTTTAGACGATATTTCATAGCATCATCAGATACGCCGAAATGATGAGCCATCACATAGCTCGGCAGACCTTGCTCATGCATTTTTACTACATCATCTTTCGGCATCAGTAGCTCAGCAGCAAACTGATTTGCAAAAATTTCATCCGGATGGGTGCCATTGCTGGCCACTTCACCCCGCAAATCAACATATTCATATTCATCGCTATGATCTGCCTGACGCGCGATGTAGTGACCTAGCTCATGACCACATGAAAAACGTTGCCGGACTTTGTTATCATCGGCATTAAGGAAAATCGCCGGATCCTGATCACGTTGCTTAATTAATGCACCAGAAACTTTCCCTGGTAGGTCAGAGATAAAAACATCCAGCCCCATTTCATTTGCAATTTTTGCCGGATCAACGGGATAGCCACGACCGCGCCAGAACGTGTCCAGCACTTGCCGGGCGTGCTCCCTTGGGTTGGTAGCCAT